TCAGGGTCGGTCATTCTCAGTTTAATAAGGTCTGCTCTACGATATACTTTTCGACTGGTTTCACCAGCACCACCAACATCGACTGTAGCTGCCTTCATTGCTTGTTCTTGAGACTTGCTTTCTACATCGGCTGATTGTTGAACTTGGTTCTGCTGTTTGATTTGTCTAAGTTCCTTGTAGGTACTTAACAATTCATCAGCGGATTCAAAGTCAAATTCAGCGTCTGCACGAGCAAACAAGTTTAAGCGAATAGCAGAAGATTTAACCCAATCTTGAAACCCTGCATCTTGTGCGATGGTTGCAAAGTCTGGGTGCTTTGATGACAACTGTTGAGCTGTCTTCATGCGCTTCATTTCTAACGCTGCTTGTCTTGCTTCAAGAACTGCAGGATGCTTCTCTACTTGTCTGTTGACCGCACTAGCTGGGTCTGCAAAAAAGTCGTCTTCGAGCGATTCTTCAATAGGCTTCGCTTCCTTAGCCCTAGAGTCGAGTTGTTGTTTTAACAGTTGGTCTGCAAGGCTTCGTACTTCATGAACTTCGTTTGCTTGTCGTCCAATGAGCTTTTCAGCCTCTTGGTGCATCTTAGCAATCTCAATAGCAGACTTACCACGATACTTCTCTGGTAATTCTTCTACGGGTTCTTTGACATCAACCGCTTCAGTATTGTCTACAGTAGTGCTGTCGGGTACTGGGGTTGTAACGTCTTGTACTTCTTCTTGCTCACTGCCGTTAAACAGTTCTTCTTCTTGAATAAAGTTTGCTGCCATTTAAAGTCTCCTGTCACCGAATCAAGTGATTTTAGGATTTGTAATCTAAGGCTTTACCTGCGGTAAAGGTATCTTAGGCGTTTTGCTTTGCTTCTTGCTTCTGCTTGTCTTCGTGCCTTTTCGCCCATCTATCATAGGCAGCCACAAAGGTTGGGTCTGTGCCATCTAAACTCACCCTTACAGGAGAGATAATTCGATTAGCTACATTCCCACAACTACAGGAGATTGTTGTTGTCTCATAATCAACAAAACCTTCTGTAATATGTTCTTCACTACATTTAAAGTCGTACATTCTACGAGCCATCTGCTGAGTCTCCCGACATGAGCTGCTCGTAAGCCTGTTCTGAAGCAGGTTTAAGGGTAATGAGCCACTGAAGCAAGTCCAGTTGTCCCTTCTTTACCATTAAATCCGCTTCACTCTGGATTGATAGCACATGGTTCAACGAATTGAACATATTTTGTGCATCTTCCACTAAATCTTGCCAACCTTGGGTTGACATCATCGAAAATCTACTCTCGTAGTATTCTTGTAGTTTCTTATCTATCATTCTTCTTTGTCCTTTGAGGAGAAGTGAGTACTTACTTACTTATTTTGTTGCAATTCTACCACACTTTTGTTAAAAAGTCAATAGTTTTCTTTACTTTTGAGCTGATTTCTGCATCTGCAGTTCAACAATCTTACCTTTGTTGTCAATGTCCTTTTCTTTGAGCATCAAATCAGCGATTCTTGCACGCTTCTCGAACTCATTGTCTTGGTTTTGACCATCAATGTTGGTAGAAAGGGAACTAATAACCTTGGCTTTGAGTTCTTCAGGCAGTAATTGGGTCTCAACTACGGTCTTTTGAGCTTCTGCTTGGTCTCTTTGCGCTCTAGCTTGCAAGGAAGCGGTCTGCGCCTGAGCCTGTTCCATCTGCATTTGCTGCGCCATCATAGCCTGTTGCTGTGCTTCAGGGTTTGGCTGACTCATTTGGTCTAAGGCTTGCTCCATCTCAGCACGATTAGACAGGCTGGAGTTGGCAATAATGCCTTTGAGGATGATTGGCAATACAGGAGTATCAGGTCCAAGAGTCTGTAACAAGCCAATAAGCTGTTGCTGTTCGTATTCACGAGCCATGATACCCAGAGTAGCGGTAGGAATGAACTTCATGTCTACAGAAGGATAACGCTCAGGGTCAAATTGCATATAGCGGAACGCAACCTTCTTAATCAGCGGGACCATGAAATCTTCTTGGAAGTTTGTCAGGGTACGCTTATACTTCTTGATGATGCCAGAAACAGCCATCGACATACCAGCACCCGAAGAATCACGGGTTGCTTGCGACACCATGCCTTGGCTATCCAAAGTACCAGTTGCCATTAAAAGCATACGCTCAAAGTCTCGTGCCGTAGCAGCAGACTCAGGGCTGGTTTGTCCAAACTTGAAGGGCATCATAATCTCAGAAGGATTACCATTCGTGAGGATGGCTTTGCCGGGACGAACTTCAAACTTAGCACCACGAGGTAATCGAGTAGCGTCCATTGCAATCATTGGAGCAGTGGTCAACGCCAAGCTGTCTAGGTGGCTACGGAGCTGTGCATCAATAGCCTTCTGCATATTGTATGCTTTCTCTACTGTACCACGACCCCAGAATCGGTTAGGTACGGTATCGTCTTGGTAAGCAACTACAGGACGGTCTTTCATCATGTAAGGATTACGCTCTGCCTTGAGCAGTAGACCATCATTAGCAATCACCACAATAGCTTCTACGAGGTCGCTGTAGGTGTCTGCAGTGCTGGACTCAGGGAACAGGTCAACCACCTCGTCTCCTTCGTTCTCAAGCTCATCTAGGTACTCTCTAGGGACTAATCCGTAATAGGTGAGAAGTTTAACCTTGTCATCTTGATACTGGACTACTTCTTGAGTTACTTCTAAGTCGTCATCGTTGCCAGCAGGTCCGATGTCTACCTTGCGATAGATACCTCTTTCCATACCTTCTACCACTTTGTGGATAGAGACAAACTTCTCAATCGCTACACCCATTGCATCCTCAATCGAGGTAGCGTTAGGGTCAATCAGGAAGTTCTTAGGGTTTACTGGGTTAATCTTAACGCAGAAGTATTCTTTCTCTTGTACTCCATACGCAGCTTGCGTACTGCCGGGGATAGGCTGAGTGGATGGAACATACTCTGTCTCGGTCTTAACCATAATCTCACCGATACCAGTACCATAAATCTCTGCCATCAGTTCAATCTGGTCTACCGACTTGCGAATCTTGTGGCGGGTTAAGTCTTCCATCAACAATGCACGCATGGCTTGGACATCCATCGGATTACCGTTGTAGTCCATGATGTCGTCTTTGATGTCGAAGAACTCTCCGTTACCAAAGATAGCTTCCATAATCTCAGCGTGGCGAGTCTCAACTGCTTGCTGCGTTGCGGGACTGATTAAGCGACTACGCTCGGACTCACGAGTACGGTCTTCAGCAGCCCAAACACCACGGAAGATACGCTCGTATTCTTTCCAGTCTTCTAAGTAGTTCTCGTCACGGCTGTCACGCCAGCGGTCACAGTGTTGTACAACGAACGCTGCTAACTCTTTGTCAGCCTCAGAAGGTTCTTCCCACTGAGTACCTTCGTTGTTGTCTTTCATTTCAGCCATTTTTAGTTCCTATTAGTAACCACTGATTACGTCTAAAGTTTCCCACTCATCGCCACCATCATCAGCATCAAAGTTGGGGCGGACTAACTGCTCGATGTACGCTAACGCATCCACCGTGTCATCGTGTACTCCCTGTGTGGGGAACATTAGGAGTTCATCAACAAACAAATCAAAATCACCTTCAGCGTTTAGGACAATCCTGCCATGCTCTAAGTTACCCTGCAGCGCCCAAGTCACCCTATCTACTTTTTTCTTGTTGCCGTGCGTCAATTCTTCAATATGAGCATAACAGTTCATTCTTCGCATAGCGTCCATCAGTGGACTCATAATTGCTTGCTTTGCAATGCCTCGCTCAATCCCTACTGCCAGCGGCTGATACTCTTGTATGTTTTTAAGTATTCGCAGTGCTGTGTCTTCAGTCGACCAGCGACCTGTCTCAATCTTATCCACAAACCACACATTACTGTTATCAACCTTTACACACGCAATAGCGGTTTTATCTAATCGTTTATTGGTATTCTTCTTACCAATCTCATCAAAACCAGCGCAGTCTACTGCGATGTACCAACTACCGTCTTTGGGTTCTTCACCGAACTTAATCCATTCTTCTTTAAACAAACCCGAACCGGCATTGTTAAAGGAAGACAAATACTCTTGGTTAAAGGCAAAGGAACTTAGTGTACGCTTTGCTGCCTCAATCTCTTTAGGGTCAATCGTTTCATTGTCTGCAGTGGTAAAGTGCCACGACTTCCAATCTTCATCCGTTCCTGACTGTCCTAACTGAAACCACTCATAAAAGTGATTACGACCAGAAGGGGTAGAAATAAACATCGCTCTACCTTTTTTATCCGACAGCGCAGCTCGTAATACTCGTTCCCAAATCTCTGCTTTAATAAACGCTACTTCGTCCATTACCAAATACGACAAGGACACACCACGCAAAGAGTCTTGGTTATCAGCGCCTCGAATGAGGATTTTCCTGCCGTTCACCAAGGTAATTTCTAAGTTGTTAATGTGAGCAGACTTGATTACCGGTCGACCCAAATCCATTAACAAGTCCCACATAATCGTTCTAGCTTGTCCGAGCGTTGGTGCAACATACATCACGCTAGAGCCTTCAGGACAATTAAGCCCTTCAATCAATAGGGTTATAGCAGATAGTCTGGACTTACCACAGCGACGACCAGCAGCAATAACCTTAAAGCGAGTAGTGTCTTTAAATACTTTTTGTTGCCATTGCAACAGAGCGAATGTTAACTCACTCATTTACATCTCTAATTACAACATCGCTAATCTCCGCATTAATCTCCGCATCGTTGTCGATGACTTCCATGCTGGGACTATTGATGCCGGTAATATTAATACTAATCTGCGGAGTACCGCCACCACTCTTAGCCTCGAAGCTAGACAGTGGTAACAACCTCTCACCACAGAACTTGAGCATCGCACCCTGTGCAGGATGTCCGTCAGCAAGTGCTGTCTCAATAATCTTGGTAATCACACTGTCACCAGCCGTAGCCAGTAACCTTGCTTTAAATTCTGCAATCCTAGCTGCATCGCCGGGTGGTCTACCCAGCACCCCGGGATTCTTTTTCTTGGCGATAGCCGCCTTTGAGGGACGACCTAACTTGGGTTTACCATTTACTACTTCACGTCGTTTAATCTTGGGACGCTTATGTTTTACGACATCTCCGCCGTAAGGTGCTTCTTCACTTACGGCAACTTTCGGTAGCGCATCTTCAATTACAACTTGTTTTTCAATTTCCGACATGAGTCTTTTATCCTTTAAGGAAGACATAAAAAAATTAGTTCACCTACTAATACTATAGAGCGCTATCGGTAGATTGTTTCTCGCTATCGCTAAGGGGAATGACTATCGTCTGTTATTCCCCTATTCCATCGTGGGCTATAATACTCCGCCCGTAGGGGACTGACCTGATTCCGTTATAGTGTGCTTTGAACTTGTAAGGCGATAATAGCACATTTTTAGAGATTTGTCAAGGATTATTTTATTGACCCTACTACTATAGCGACCTTCGGTAGCGCAGCCTGTAGTGTCTTCTTAGCGGGGCTATGACAGCAATACAGGTCTCCGCAGACCTCCTACGGAGTGAGCATTTTCCAATACAGACAATACCGTCTATTTTACTCTTTTATTTCAGAGACTTACATTGCAGTGCAATATAGTCCTATTTTACCTTTTTGTATGCTATGGCGCCTACAGCAACATTAACACAACACAGCCACCCCCTCCCCCTATGTCATCTTACACCGTTGTTTCTATACCACAGTGTTGTATTAACACAACAGTATCACATTGTGAAATCTATACAGGTCTATACCACTATGTGGAATGATACAGACCTATACCACATGATGAAATCTATACTGGACTATACCACATTGTGAAACTGTATTGGACTGTTCCGCATTGTGAAATCAGAGGCGTGTATGGCGATGTTGCACCTATACTGGGTATCTATACAGTACTTATGTTAGTGACTACTCAGACCTAGGGTTTACCCTTAGATACCTCTACGGCTTGAATACAGGGCTTTAGAGCCGTTTTAGTCTAAGATGATACTTAGCCCTTAACTGTTTGCGAACGCAGTTTTCTATATAAACAAAGGGCTAGCGGTCTGTTTTGAATGAATAGGTTTAGACTATCGACAATGCTAAAACCGATTAGAAAATACAATTAGATTATCAGGTAGAAAAGCCTGATACTGTGGTTGTAGTTTCCATTAACAGTAGATAAGGAGTTTTAATCATGGCTTTCAAAATTAACGATAGAATCTGTTTGTTTGATTTGGTCGGCACGGTGCTATCCGAGCCAGTCGCTAACGATTACATGACCACCACCACAGGGCGCAGAGTCCGCACCTCTGACAAAATCCTAGTGCTTTTTGACGGTGCTTCTGAGCCTGTTTGGACTGACCCAAGCGCCTACATCATTGCCGACTAATCAAAGGAAAATAAAATCATGTATAAAGTCAAAACATATCAAGACGATTGCCTTAGAATCAATTACTTTTCAGAGTTGCACGATGCAAAGCACTTTGCAGTTGATAACGCTTACGAGGGCTTTGAAAGCGTTATATATGAGAACTTTTTACCTGATTACCCTAAGCGCCTGTATCGGACTGAACGCTTTGGGAATTGCTTTGCAGTAGTTCCGCTTTAAACCGTAGTAAACTTAAACCGCAATATCCTAACTTTGGAAAATTACAAAATGAGAAAAATTGAACAACAGATGATTTCAGCAATCCACAGCAAAGTAGAAAAGTGGATGAACAACAACACGGCGGTATTTTATATTTCAGCCAACGAAAGCGGCAATCCTCACGGCTCACGCTCTGAAATCTATTTACACGGTAATCTGATTGCTGAGTATTGGCACGACGCTGAACAGCCATTAGAGGTGGACACCGTGACACTATCACGCTGGAGTACAAACACCACCAAGAGCCGTTTAAGGGCTTTAGGCGCTAATGTCAGCACTCGCAAGGGTGTTACCTATCTAAACAATGTCGCAATCTAATACGGGGCTAAAAATGACTGATACTAAATACAATGGATGGACAAATTACGCTACTTGGAGAGTTAATCTCGAAATGTTTGACGGGTTTGAACCTGATTACGAAATGGAAGCGGATGATTATAAATTTATGGCTATCGAAATTATTGAGCAAAGCTGCCCGATTGACGCAATAGCGTTTGACTACGCTATGGCTTTTATTGACAATGTAAACTGGCATGAGATTGCCGAAGCGCACAAGGTAGAGGCTTAATCATGTCTAAAATTATAGCGGCACTAATGAGCATTGTTTTATTTGGTATTTTGTCTATTACTTTCGGCTATCTGTTAGCCGTTGCACTCACAGGGGGCTTAAATTATGATTAATAGAGAACAACTTTCCGCCGACTATCTCGACTGGATTAATAACTATCTCAGCGTTGAACTATTCGCAGAGCATAGGGGATTAACTGTCGCAGAGGCTAAAATGTTGATTACACTTGGCACACTATGTTTTGAAAACAATCATCCGGAGGCTTAAACAATGAAAACTTATCGGGTAATTGCATCTTATGTTGTTGAGGTGTATTGTGACATCGAGGCGGAATCTAAGGATGAGGCATGGGATAAGGCTTACCATATAGACGGCGGCGATTATAAGCCTACCAATAATGACGGTGATTGGCAAATTGACAGAATAGAGGATGCAGAATGACACAGAGCAGATTGTTTATGATTCAAGATATAGTGGCGATGGGTTCATGGCATCCCGATAGACTGGATGTATTTGAAACTATGACCGATGAAGGGCTTTACACGCTATGGCTTGACCTGATGAATTTAACTATGAAAGAGAGTGTAGAAAATGCTAACCTTTACTAAAGGCTTTATTGTGGTGGGATTGCTCGCAATGTTGGAAACAGCATACGCAAGCCGCCCTATAATCATTACCACACCAACTGGCACAACTGTATGCTATATCCACAATGATGGTAGGCTTATTTATTGTGAGCCGTTATGACTATGTTTAATCGTATTCTAATATGGTCAATCGCTATTTATGCGTACATTCATACGCTAAGATGGCTCGTAAATCAGTTTTAAGGTACTTTATAGACGATTTAGGATATACTTGATACCTACCTATTACCAATGCCGTAAAACGGCTTAGAAAGGCTTTAAATGACTAACTATCCATATGTGTTTTTTGACGATGATATTAACTCTATAACTTATAGAGAGTGGTGTGTAAGACTTGATGAATCCACCAGTTTAGATGGCTATGAAACCGAAGAACAAGCCTATGCAGATTTAAACTGGTTTTCAAATACGGAGAAATCAAAATGAGATGCCAATGTTGCAATACAGCATTAAATGATTTTGAATCAACTATGCGCCATGCTATCACTAAGCAATTTTTAGAGATGTGTAGCACCTGTATTCGTACTGTCGATGCCTATATACCAGTACAGGTAAGAAACGACCTATTGAGTGATTCAGATACGGGTAATTTAGAATCGCTTATGGACAATCTTGATGACTATGCCGATGATGATTGCGACGAAGATATGGACGAATACTGGAATGAGCGCTGATGCAATCGCCTATATAGTCTATATAGAATCAGGGCTGTAAGGTTTTAATAGTTTTTAATCACATCAAGAAACAATCAACGATAGAATGATGTCGTAAAGCATTATACGAATGTTTTGAAATTGTGTCAAGTCTTTTATTTTTGTGTCTATGTATTGACTTTTGATATGTCTATACTTAGTCTTACCTAAACGGAGGTTTTTTATGAACAAACATGATGAAGCGCACTACCATTTTGTCTTATCGGATATGGCGGATTTGGTCGATGAATACGGTTATGCCAATGTCCTAAACGACTTAGATGAGATGATTGCCGCTAAAGCCAACGCAATGCTATATGAGGTAACTAATGTCTAATCTACGGTACGAAGTAAGGGATGAGTGGGGCGGGTTAGTAAGGCGGTTTTATACCCGTGATGAAGCAGAAACCTATATTGAAATGGATAAATCATTGTGGATAAAGACATTACCGAAGCAAGCGAAGATAGATGCCTTTGCAAACGCTCTAAAACGCCTTGGGAACTGTTTATTTTAGTCGTGCTAGGGGTAGCCCTTATCTCGGCTTACGGCGGCTACAAAGCCGCTAAATGGGAACTAGAGCATACTGTGTGCGGGAACTATTACAAGGGTCATTCTTACTGGCACGGCTGGTTAAGTGTAAAAGATGGTGTTTCGAGATGTTTTTATGTAGAATCAGAATTCCCTTGGCGAGTAAGGCACGGGGTTATACAAGTAGATGGGAGATGATATGAAAGCAGGTTTTAAATCAGATGAATACGAGATGAGTTTGCCTGAGATAGCAGACATTATGAAGTTGCACACCAGCACCGTGTACGAGATACAGAACAGCGCATTGAAAAAGATTCGCTTGTATTGCCAGTTAAACAATATTCTGTTTGACGATTTGATTGACTCATTAAGCACTATGAAAGGAACTAAAAAATGAGAAACGAAATTGATATGGTTTTTAGAGTGACAGTCACCTATGATGTACCAGCCTACGGCAACAGTAAAATGGACTGCCAATGTATG